AACTAAAACAACTAATTGCAACACTTACAATCCCTAAATAATAGTATATCCTAAAACTATTATAAAAAGTGGATTGAAATGGAATTCTTTCATCTAGTTGCGGAAGTTGGATTTCCCATTGCTGCAGCGATTGCAGGTGGGTATTTCGTTTTCCTCACATTAAAATTTATCCTTGCAGGTGTTACTGGTTCAGTAAACTCCATGAAGGGTATTATCACAGCACTCGATAAGCGAGTCGCAGCCATGAATCATGATGTTATTCGTATTGACACGAAAGTTAGTCATGCATTGGGAATTCCCCCTGATTTAGATAGAATAGCGAGAGCAGAACAATCTGATGCGAGGAGAGATTAATCATGAATCCCATGATTGATATCTACATATTATTCGCAGCATATTGCATGTCTGTTATTGCGCTCGGTGTTTCGTTATATGCGTTGTATCGTATAAACGAAATAATTGAATATTACAGAACAAAACCAAGGAACACTGTTTATGTTCAGCCAAAGTTTGAGGCGAAACAGAAAACAAAACCGAAAGGTATTTGGGATTAACGAAAGAATACTATGGGTGAGATAGCAGGATTAATTAACAAGTTCGGGTTTCCGATTGTCGCAGCATTTGGTTTGGGTTATTTTATTTACTATGTTTGGACATGGGTTACCAATGAAATTAAACCAGTAACAGGTGAAGCAAGTAAAACTCTGGTCGATCTTATTGATCGAATTAGAATGTTGGATAACGATCTTATCCGTTTGAACCAGAAGGTGAATGTTATCTTGGCTCTACGAGAAAGCGGAGATATATCTCCCGATAATAAGAAAAATGGGTCGTTAGAAGATGTTAAAGCATCTCTTAAGAGAATAAGAATGTTGGATAACGATCTTATCCGTTTGAACCAGAAGGTGAATGTTATTTTGGCTCTACGAGAAAGCGGAGATATATCTCCCGATAATAAGAAAAATGGGTCGTTAGAAGATGTTAAAGCATCACTTAAGAAAATTCCTGAGGGGACTGCTACTAGTCAGTTTAAGCAGTAACCTAGCATATGCGGAACAGACATTCCAATTTAAATCTCCATCATTTACGGGGATCGGATACTCATCACATGTTCAAACTATCGAGAACACCGAGACTACTCGAAAACAAGCGATAGAAGCAGCAAGACTTCAAGCTGCCAAAGATGCTGCAGCTGCAGATAAAAATACAAACCTTTCTAAATTCCTAAACAACTTTGAGAGTCGAGTTTACGCTCAGCTCTCAACACAGCTTGTTAATAATCTGTTCGGCGAAAATCCTCAGAACAGTGGAACAGTTACCATTGAAGGTAACACAATCCAATATACCAAAACTTTAGATATGATTTCATTGACTGTAACAGCAGCCGATGGAAGTTTGACACAAGTGCAAATACCAATCGGACAACTAAAGTTCTAATATGATAAGACGATTAATACTATTAGCGATGGTAGTTCTAGTAACTGGTTGCGCATCAACTGGTCCAATAACACCATTTAAATTTAATACAAACGAAGCAGAATTATTACCACCTGTTGAAACGAAGAAAGAACTACCACCACCAGAAACTGGTAAAGTTGTTGTGGCTGTATATTCCTTTAAAGATTTAACAGGTCAAAGAAAACAACAAGTTGGTGTTGCTTCCTTCAGCACTGCAGTAACTCAAGGTGGCGAACCAATCTTGATTAAAGCATTACAAGATGTTGGTAATGGTGAGTGGTTTAGAGTTGTTGAGCGTGTTGGTCTTGATAATTTGTTAAAAGAAAGACAACTGATTCGTTCATCGAGAGATGAAGCGAAAGACCCAACAGGTTTAAGACCAGTGATTTATGCTGGTATGATTATTGAAGGAGCAATTATATCATACGACTCCAATGTCCGAACTGGCGGATTTGGGTGGAGATGGCTAGGTATTGGTCCATCTACAAGTTACAATGAAGATGTAGTGACAGTTTCTTTACGAGCAATTAGTACTCAGACAGGTGAAGTTTTGGTAACTACAAATGTGCGCAAGACGCTATTGAGTTATCAGGTTGGTGTAGCAACATTTAAATTCTTTGATCAGGGTACTAAGTCGTTTGAACAGGAAACTGGTATGTCCTCAACAGAAGTGGGTATTTATGTAGTGAAGTCCGCTGTTGAGAAAGCAGTCGAGGAATTGATTTTTGATGGAGAGAAAAAGGGACTATGGAAATTTAAAACCATAAAGGAGAAAAACTAATCAATGATTAGTTTAAAAAGTAAAATGTTTAAAAGTATGACAGGGACTGGTGGGTTCTCGAGTAAATTACTCACCATTTTGGTGGTTGCTCTTAGCAGTACTGCAGCCTTGGCAGACACAGGAAACTCAGTTTATATTGACCAGACGAATGCAGACAATTCGACTGTTTCAATTACTCAGAGTGGAACAGATAATAGAGTCGGCGATCCTAACAGTTTGACAAACCCTCAATTTTCAATTGATGGTAATGCTATGAACTTAACTATCATTCAAGATGGTCAAGGTAACAGCATCACTGGTAATTTCGTTGGTGGTGATTCAACTGCCAATATTACCCAGACTGGCGACTTTAACACATCTATCCTAAACTTTGGATCTAGTGGTTCGAACGGAGGAACACTTGGTATCAATATCACTGGTAATAGCAACACAAACACATTGAATATTGGTACATCTGCCGACGCTTCTAACTACAACTATACATTGAATATTGGTACGACTGGATTGAATGGATCATCTAGCAATAGCAACACTGTAACAAGCACAATCAACAGTAGAAATGTAACAACTTCTATTGCTATTAGTGGTGGAAACAGTAATGCGATTACTACTAATCAATCAGGTGGCAGTGGTCATCAGCTTGCTCTTAGTGTAATTGGTGGATCTAATACAGTTGGTATAACACAGGATGGAGCAAATGCGAACTCAGCGATCGTTAATATTACAGGTAATAACACTACTACTTCTGTTATTCAGCATTAATGTTTGGGCAGGAATTGGAGCAGTACAGGAACTGAAGGGAGTAGCATCTATCACTCGCGATAAGAAACCGATAGATGTGAAACCTTCGACTTCTGTTAATAGTAATGATGTTGTTCAAACAGGTAATGGTGTAGTTGGTATTAACTTTGATGATAACACTAAAGTTCGTGTTACAGAAAATTCAAAACTTGTAATAGACGATTTCGTATATGATCCGAAAAGCAAAGGTTCTGGCAAACTTGCTCTTAAAGTTGCTAT